ATATTGATATGGATGTAGTTGTGTTGAGAGATTTTTCTCCTATTTTACCTTATGAATTTATGTACCAGTGGGGTTCTTCAGGTAGTGTGACTAACGGTAATGAACCCATTTTGAAACAAAATGGTGCAGTTATGCGAATGAATAAGGAAAGTGAATTAGCACACAATCTCTTGCAACAATTGAAAACGACACCAGCAACACCCAATACAACTTGCTGGGGCTCAGATCTATATCACAAAGTTTGGTTGAAAAACAAAAATTGGTTTACTTTTCCGTGTGCTTGGTTCAACACTGAATGGGGAATGTCCAGAACAATACAACCATTTAGAAAAAATTTTGAAGGAAACGAAAGTTCTCAATTATTTGATGGTGCTTTTACCTGGCATTGGCATAATAAATGGGACGAACCTATCGAAGAAGGAAGTAAGTTTGAAATATTAGAAACTATGGTTGAAGAAAAATTTAAAAGGTTAATTAAATGAAAATTATTAGTTATTCTTTATGGGGAAATAAATCTCTATACATTATAAATGCTTTAAAAAATGCAGATATTGCATCAGAATTATTTCCTGATTGGATCTGTAGATATTATGTTTCCCCGAATGTAAATATTAAAATTGTGGAAGAATTGCAAAATAGAAAAAACACACAAGTCATTATTCAAAAAAATGATGAAAGTTGGAATGGTATGTTTTGGCGTTTTTATGCAGCAAAAGATGCTAATATTATGATAAGCAGAGATGCGGATAGTTTGTTAAATAAAAGAGATAAAGCATGTGTTGACGAATGGTTGTCTTCCGATAAAGATTTTCATATAGTTAGAGATAATTGTGCTCATGCTGCAAAAATAATGGGAGGAATATGGGGAGTTCGTAACGGTTTACTTTCTGATATGATAGAACTAATAAATTCTTATACAAGAAAACAAACCAATAATAGAAAAAATATAGATCAAGAATTTTTAGCAGATATTATATATCCCAGAGTTATAAAAAAAGCATTAGTACATGATCCTTATAATTTTTTCAAAGACAATCCTAAACCGATGCCTATACCAAGAGTCGGTCCCTTTCACCCTTCACAAAAACAAGAGAATCAAGATTGGCCCGATATTTCTTCACCGTGGAGAACAGAAAAGGTGAATGGTTTGGTTTATTGCGGTCTGTGTCATAAAGTTCACGATAATGATTATATCGGAAAATTAGCAACAATTTTCACTGAAGAAGATAAGAAAAAATATCCATTCGAGGTTGTCGAATAATGTATAAGCAATGGAAATCTTTTGATGATCATAGTTTCCCATATTTGACCTGTAATAGTTTTTCTGTACAGTGCAGACATATATGGAATTATGATGGTTATAAAATAAATCCCAATGTAAACAATAATTGGGCGTACATAAAAACAGATTATATTTCTGATTTTTTTAATAAAGTCAATATAGATGTTCCTCTTGTTATATTCACTGGAAACAGCGATTATACAATAAATGAATATCATTTACAGTATTTAAATAGTTCAAAAGTTTCTTTGTGGTTTGCACAAAACGCAAACATACAACATCCAAAATTAAAATCAATTCCTATAGGGATAGCAAATGCCGGATATTCTCATGGAGAAATTGACATTATTAATAAAATTAGAAACGAAAATAACTTAAAAAATAATTTATTTTATTCTAATTATAGCATACAAAATAATAGAGAGGAAAGAGAATATTGTTTGAAACAGACAAATATACCTTTGGTGTGTTCTGTAAATGGTGGATGGAATGGGTTTGCTGGTGGATATTCTTTGTCTGATACTTTTGAGGGATATCTGCGTCAAATAAGTAAATCTTATTTTTGTATATCACCTAAAGGAAATGGTATAGATTGTCATAGAACTTGGGAGTCTCTGTATTTACAGTGTATACCAATAGTTACCAAATCTCAAGTAGCAGAGGAACATAAAGATATGCCAATTATAGTATTGGATGATTGGAGTGAATTTAAAAATATAAAATTCGATAAAGAATTATATACAAAAATTTGGAACAATTTTGATGTATGTTCTTTACATATGGATAATTATCTTAAAAGATTAAAGAGTAAATATAATATATGAAATACCTAATAACAGGCGGAAACGGATTCATCGGATCTAACGCCACCAAGACACTCCTCGACCAAGGACATCAAGTAGTAGTCATAGACAATCTATCGTCAGATGCACATGACTCTTTTTATTTTTATGATGGAGCGACATATTACAACTATGACATACTTGATTATGTGATGTGTTCAGATGTGTTTAATCGTCACAAACCAGATTATGTTCTTCATTTTGCCGCAGAAGCCAGAATACAAAACTGCATTCAAGATCCCACAAAAGCATACGAAACCAATCTGATTGGGACTCTCAATATGCTAAAATTGTGCAGAGATTATGGCGTAAAGAGATTGGTGCTTTCCACCACATCCGCCATTTATGGTATGCGTTTTGCACAAACTGAAGGAGTTTATTTGAATGAATTAATGCAACCAGATTGCTTGAATTCATATTCTCTTTCTAAATTAGCAGCGGAACAGGCGTGCAAGATGTATTCGGATATGTACAATTTAGATACAGTTTGTTTGAGATATTTTAATGTGTATGGACCAAATCAACCAAAAAGAGGTTCTTATGCTCCAGTAATTGGAATATTTTCTAGACAAAAGAAAAACGGTGAAGCCATGACCGTTGTTGGAGACGGTTCTCAAACCAGAGATTATGTTTATGTTTCTGATGTTGTTGATGCCAACATCAGAGCATGTTTATATTCCGAACCTCTCAAGGGAGAAGTCTTTAATGTTGGTTCGGGTAAAAATTATTCGGTATTAGATATTGCAAAGTTGATGGAAGGAGAGTATACTCGTATACCAGCAAGAGTTGGTGAAGCAAAGCACACTCTCGCAAACATTACAAAAATTAAACAGTACTTTGGTTGGGAACCAAAAAAGTCCCTGTTGGAGTATATGGAGAACAAAGAATATGATACTTGAAAACGGGGACATAAATGTTCAAAATGAAATTGAAAAATTAGTTTCTAAAAAGAAATACACCTATATTGATGCTATTCTCAAACTTTGTGAGGACTATTCCCTAGAACCATCTTATATTGCAAAACATTTACCGAAGCCAATCATCGAAAAACTTAGGGAAGAAGGAGAATCTATCAATCTTCTTCCCAAATCTGCTCGTCTACCCTTCTAAATAGAGGTGTATGAATGCTCCTCTAGACGGACTCAAGGGACCCTATGACATTCAGGAAGATCCTGACGGATTTTCCATCAGCACTATTGACCCAGACGGGTACACATCGTATAATACTAACATACAGCGTACACATCGTACAAGGAGAATATATGTCGTTCAAAGATCTGAAAAACAAGTCAACAAACATTTCCAAACTCACTCAAGAACTTGAGAAGATGAACAAAGGTGGCGCCGAGTCCTACAAGGATGATCGTTTCTGGCGTCCCGAACTCGACAAAGCATCAAACGGATTTGCAGTCATTCGTTTCCTTCCGCCAGTTGAAGGAGAGGAAGTACCGTGGGTACGCACTTTCAATCACGGTTTCAAGGGACCAGGTGGCTGGTTCATCGAGAATTGTCCAACCACAATCGGTAAGAAGTGCCCAATCTGCGAAGCCAACAGTGAACTCTGGAACAGTGGCAGCGACAGTAATAAGAAGATTGCCAGTGATCGTAAGCGCAAGTTGACTTATATCGCAAACATTCTTGTCGTTCAAGATCCCAAGAATCCACAGAACGAGGGTAAGGTTTTCCTCTTCAAGTTTGGAAAGAAGATCTTCGATAAGATCATGGAGAAGTTGCAGCCAGAAAGCAACGAATACGATCCAGTAGAACCACTGAATGTGTTTGATTACTGGACTGGAGCCAACTTTAAGTTGCGTGTTCGTAGTGTCGCTGGTTATGTCAACTACGACAAGTCAGAGTTTGATAGTCCAACTCCTCTTCTCAACGGAGATGATGCCAAGTTGGAGGCGCTTTGGAAGAGTCAACACTCACTTAAGGCGTTCACGGATCCTTCGGAGTTCAAGTCATATGAAGAACTCAAGTCGAAGTTTGATTCTGTTAATAAGGGTTCTGTTTCTGCTCCTAAGAATGCGGAGCAGGAAGAGATCGAAGATGAAGATGTGCCTGTAGCAAAGACCATCAAGGCCAAGCCAGCACCAAAGATTCCAGAGAAGAAGGCATCATATGACGAAGGCGCAGAGGAAGAAGATGCGTTAAGTTACTTCGAGAAACTTGCAAACGAAGAGTGATTTTTACATAATGTGCAAGAAAGACAGGAGAGGGTTTTGCCCTCTCCTGTTTTTTTATTATCTTGCTGTGTTTTCAAGTATCTTATATTGCATAGCAGCAACCATGTTGGATTCGGCAGATGTCATTCTTGGTGAGTTTTGAACATCATTTAGAGATGCGCTTCCTCCACCTCCTCCAGAGTAAGTGTTGTTGTTTACTATAGTTGGACTTGATGGTTGTTGTTTTTCTGACTTTATTGCATTTGAAAGTTTTTCTATCGTCTGCTCATATAGAGACACGGTTATTGGTGTCTTATCTGTAGACCACTGCATTATTGGCATTATATTCTGTTTTGTCTGCATGGATTCTACAGAAGTATCTGTTGTACTCGTTATGTTTTTGTTTATTTCTTTTATGCTGGAAATGTTGCTTTTTTGTTCAACTAATTCGTCATTCGTTACATTTCCAACTTTAACAATCCAATTGAGAGTTTTAATATCTAGAACATTCTTTATGTTGGATTCTTTTGTTACATCCAACTTAAATGCTTCTCTTGTAGTCAGTTTCTGTATTTTTCCTTCATTTAAAGCATATAGAGTTTGTGCTCCAAGAGCACCAACAACTTGTTTATTTAATACAAATTCACCAGGCGTCAACATGGCAGGAACAACATCTTTGTTTACACTTTCTGGACCTGGAACCAATCCACCTTTGTTAAACTCCGTTTCTTCGTATTGTGGTATTCCCCTACTAAATTGTTCTGTAATATCCTGTGTTCCTTTTGCAGAATCTGTTAATTCTGATATTTTATCTCTTATTTCTATAATTTTTTCTTCAGGAACTATACCGTATACATCAAAATTATCCTCTTGAAATTGCTTCAAAGAATCGTAAATTAATTGTTCATTTGCGTCAGATGCACCAAAGGAAAATATTCTACCTAGAGTACCACTGAGTTTGGTTGGATCCAATACACCTCTCTTTAACCAATCTTTTTCAAAATTGTCTATTGCGCTGATGTTTTCGGGTGTAGAAGGGACACCATAGTATGTGTTGAAACCATCGCCTTCTACCACTTTAAATTTTGGTAAAACTACATTATCTTGAACAATATCATATTCATCTGTTCGTTCTATTTTATATGAACCTTCAGTCGATGGTGGTTCTGAACCTATATCTTCTAGTGCTTTTGCAGCATATAATCTCGTGATTGGATTTAAATCTGTATTTTTCGTTTCTTCTGCTAGATATTTTTTAAGATTGTCTATTCCACCTACAATAGTTCTACCTGATATTTCATCAAAAGATGGATAAACATACTTCAAATTATAATCTTTCTCTTCTGCATTTTGTGGTATTTCGCCTTCTTGTTTTAGTGCATCAAAAGCAAACACTTCGCTTTGACCTCTATTCATAGCCTCAATTTGTTCCGAAGTTTCTCCAGCAGATTGGGTTATGGCTAAAGGAAGAAGAGCAGCGGCCGCAACTGGATTGGTTATAAGTTTATTCAGAACATAATTAACAGCAGCAGCGTCACCCGTGACTTCTGTTCCTCTTCTTATTTTATCTTCAAGAGGAATATTGGGATCTGTATAATATTGTTGATTTCCTATTATTTCTAGTAAAACAGGAATTCCTACACCTACTCCCAATCCGAAAGAACCACCAGATCCTCTGTAGAATTCTCCAGCAACACCTTTTACTGCTGTTGTTGTGGTACTCACTGGACCCATTAAATCAGATGGTGCTGATGGTTTAGGTGTAGCAGTTGATTTAACTGGTTCTGATGTAGCAGTTGGTTTAACTGGTTCTTGTGTAGCAGTTGCTTCTGGTGTAGCAGTTGCTTCTGGTGTAGCAGTTGGTTTAACTGGTTCTGATGTAGCAGTTGGTTTAACTGGTTCTTGTGTAGCAGTTGCTTCTGGTGTAGCAGTTGGTTTTGCTTGCGCTTCAGCAACAGCACTTGCTTTTGCTTGTCCTTCTGATTTGACAAGTTTATCATAAGCACTTGCTTTTTCGCCCTTTAAGCCTTCGATCTTTGCTTTTTCTTTTGCAATTTCTGTATCTATTTTTTCTATATCTGCGCCTGGTAGTTTTTTAGATGCCTCTAATCTTTTTATTTCCGTTTCACTGACTTGCATCTTTTTGTCTATGTCGCCGGTTTGTTTTAAGTAGTCTTTTTCTGTGTAAGTTCCAGCAGCGGCGGGTGTTGCTTCTTTGCCTGTCAATCTCTGATAAGATTGACTTGCTTTTTCCATAGAATTTCTAAGTCTTTCAGTTGCATCTATTGCATCTGCTTGTGCTTTTCTTAGTAATTCTAATTCTTCTACTAATCTTGCTTGTGCTTTTGCTCTTTGAGTTTCTATTTCAGAGACTTTTGCGTTATCTCCTTCTGTCCTTGCCTTGTTTAATTCTGCCTCTAATCTGTTTATTTTATTTTCAAAATATTTCACTACTTGCTCGTTTATAAGAATTTCTGTTTGTCTTATTTGCAAGTAAATAGCATCACCGGCAGTCATTATTCCTTTTGCCGTGGTTTCTACTGCCCTAATTGTTGTTTCAAATGCTGATTTTAATTTTTCTAGTCTGGTTTTTTCTGCTTGTGCCGCTTTTGTATCGCCTTCAGAAACCGCTTTTTCCAATTTTTTGACAGACTCATCCATATCTGTCGCAATTTTATCAGCATCCTGTGCTAATTTTTCTAGTTGTGTCTTTTCTTTTACCATATCATCAATTGAAGTCTGTGCTTTTCTTGTTTGTTCTTCAAGAATAGCCTTTTCACTCTTCAATCTGTCTATTTCTTCCTGCGTAATGTTTTTGTCTTGCAATTTTTCATCTATGGTTTTGATTCGTTCTTGACTTTTTGCAAGTTCGTCTTGTGCTGTCTTGAGTTTTTCCTGTGCTTCATTTGATTTTGCCTTAGCATCGTCCGCCGCTTTTCTTGCTTGTTCGGATTTTTCTTTTTCCGATTTTACCTTTTCTTCGGTGATTGGTTTTGGTCTTGTTTCTGGTGATGTGGATTTAGGAGTTGCCTGAGCGCCTCTTAGGAATCTTTTAAGTAAACCAATACTTGTTGCTATGCCTACTACCCAAGTACCAAGACCTATCAAAGCATCTAATATACTAGACAATAGACCCTTTTTATCTTTCCCTCCGCCTAAAAGTCCATTCTTAAGAAGATTTTCTATATTATCCAGTTTTTGAACGATGATGTTTAAAAATTTAAGTTGCTCTCTTTGGAATTCTTTATCGTTTTCATTTTGCAAAAATTGAGTAGCATTTGATCTGCTAGTCATCTTGACCATACTTTGCATTTTGGTTACTATACCCGACAACATATTTTTCATTCCAGAAAACAATTTTGTTTCTTTCTTTGCGGATGCAGTACTACCAGAACCACTAGAACTAGTAGCACCTTTCACTGCCTGTGCTGTTTGTGCGGCGGTTACTAATTTTGATGCTACTGCTCCTATACTCATTATCCTCTCCTCTTTCTATTTTGCTTTTCTATCTTTTCGTTCAGTTCTTTTATGTGCTTTATCAGAAGACTCACATATACTGTTCTTTCCCACGGAATCATGTTTTCTAACTCTTCTAGGCTGTACTTGTGCTCTTGCATTAGAATGAAATTAGTCTTGTACATTCCATCAAGAGACTCACGAGACAGCCCTAAGCGAAAAAATCCATAAAATTCTCAAGCACCAATTTTACATTTTGATTGGCATACATGGAGAATACTTCTTCTTCCAATTTAATCTTTGGTGTTTTTTCAAAGAACTGATTAATTTTATCAAATTGTTCTTTTTGAAGACTTTCCAAGAAATCTATAAGTTCTTCCTGTGTAGAATCTTTTGCTGGATAAACACTGTCTTTATCAAAAACTTCAACTATGCATAGACATAGCAAGTTCATCATCGCACTATATTCATCAGTTTTTGCTAGTTCTACTTGAGAATATATTTCAGCCAAACTCAAGTCTCTAAGGACAACACCTATTTTTAATTTATCGTCTAAAACAATTTTGTTTTCTCTTTTTTCTTTAATTATTTTTGCATTAGATACACTGATTTGTGTGTCGAAGAACTTATTAGTGACAGGACACTTTACTTTGGCATCTATCATAGAACCCATAGACACTTCTCTCAGTTTCAAGAAAAGCCACTGAGCATCATACGATGTTAATTTTTCAACATCAACATCATCCGAAAGAATGCAATTTTTCAATACATTATTTAAATTTTCAACAATAATTTCCGTAGAGTTTGTTTTTGCAGCAATCAAAAGCATCTTCTCTTCTTTAACCAAAAATGGTCTGAGTTTGATCTTTTTGTTTGTTGATGGTATTTCTGCGGTGAATGTTGGTGTTTTTATCTTAGGTAAAGCCATAATATCTCCATTTTAATCAATAATCGTTTATCAGTTCATCATAATATGCAAATGTTACATTTTGTTTCACATAACTGTTGTTTTCGCCCCAATCGTACTGAATTGTGTCCACATTTATTGGGTAGGCATTCAATAGTCTTACTCCATATTTAAATTCTCCATCTAACCCCAATTGCTTTATAACTATTGATCCAGTTATTTTGTCGTAATATTCTCTGTAGTAATTCACATTATCATTTGTTTTTACAATTTGATCCATCCATCTTTTCATAGCATTTCTGGATGAACCTTCTTCTTCTAGTCTTATTCCAAGAGTAACTGTTCCTGCTGGATTTCTTTTGTATGGAACTTTTATGGATGGTTTTCCATCTAATTCGTAATCCTCTGTTGCTATACTCATATTTGGCATGTCAACGGATTCCACAAAAGTGTCTCTGAATTCAAACCCCACATTAAATGGACAAAAAATAGAGACTAAAAATTTATTTTGTCTCGCTATATTGATGTTTAATAGGTCTAATCCTAAATTGAGAGGCATTTACTTTTTCTTTCTTTGTTTCAGGTTGTATGCTTTTTTAACCTTGTCTAATGCCTGAGATTCTGGTGATTTATTGAATTTTTGAACTCTTAAAAAGGCCATAGTCATAAATTCCGTGGGACCTACAAGTTTTATTTTTGATTTTATGCCAGCATAATGATATTGTTCACTTAATAATGATATGTATTCTCGAATTGTCCTACTTGTAAATAAAGATTGAACTCTTATTCTTGCTCCCTCTTTGGGATTTATCATCAAAGATTTTATTAATTTGTAAATTACAAATAATCTAACCTTTATTGGTAAATAATGGAGATTCACTCCTATCATTTGGTTTCTAGTAAATCCCAAGGAAAGAACTAGGGGAAAACTATCGTAAAAATTGTAATTTTTCTTGTCTGGTGGAATATAATTAAAAAAATAAATGTACCCAGATTTTTTGTATTTAAATGTTTTTGATGCTTTTTCTGTTTGCTGGAGTATCTGTTTTCCGATGTTCGCTTGTTTTGGGTTTATTTGGCCTTTGGTTATGCTCTTTAGAGAGTTTACTTTTTTAGAAAACCAATTTATAGAAGACACAGAAGGTTGGGGTTCTTTTCCATCTTTTCTCAAAGAACTTATTGCTGATTGTATGG